CGCTTTTGCGAATATGGACGAAACCGAGTTTCAGCAGGTTTATAAGGCCGTACTGAACGTCCTGTGGAACTGGATTCTGTTTCGTAAATTCTCCTCTCCGGAAGAGGTCGAAAATGTCGCAGCGCAACTGCTGGAGTTTGCGTAATGGCGGATTTACGTAAAGCGGCGCGGGGCCTGATGTGTACGGTAAGAATTCCCGGCCATTGCAACCATAATCCTGAAACGTCCGTACTGGCACATTACCGGCTGGCGGGTACGTGCGGAACGGCGACAAAACCAAACGATATGCAGGCAGCAATTGCCTGTAGCTCGTGCCACGATATTGTCGATGGGCGGGTAAAAATCGACGACTTCACGAAAACAGAAATTCGCCTGATGCACGCAGAGGGCGTTTTCCGCACGCAGGAAATCTGGAGAGAGAAAGGCATTTTATGATTTACCCAACAAACACCGGAAAAAGCGGAGAACACCTTCGTCTCAGCACGCTGGAAAGTGTGTGGATTCAGGGGAAATTGCGTATGTGGGGGCGCTGGTCATACATTGGTGGCGGCAAAACAGGGAATATGTTTAACCAGTTGCTGGCGTCCAAAAAACTGACGAAGACGGCCATTAACGATGCTTTGCGCCGTATGAAAAAAGCGGGGCTGGAGAAACCTGAACTGGAAGTGTTCCTGAGAGAGATGATCAACGGAAAGCAAAAAAGCTGGCTGGCACACTGTACGGATACGGAAGCGCTGATTATCGATCGGGTTGTAGGCGAGGTACTGACGGATCATCCGGGGCTGCTTGGTATCCTGAACCAGCGTTACGTGGGGCGGGGGATGAGTAAGAGAAGGATGGCCGAGTTACTAAACGAACAGTACCCAGAGTGGGCGTTGATTACATGCCGACGCCGTGTTGAGCAGTGGTTGAGTATCGCTGAGTTCATTTTGTATTCACCTATGAGAAAAGCGTTCGATTATGCTTAAAAAATCATTTGCAAAATGAGCCACAAACTGCTTCAATTCCAGTACGCTTCGCAAAGCTGTATCGCGAGGCTAATGACAGACATGAACGCATTTTGAAACCCGCCATCGTGCGGGTTTTGTCGTTTCTGCAATACAGAAAAATATTCGCCAGTGTAATCCGGGTTGTTAAACATGGTGCGTTTTAAATATGTTTTATGTACATTAAATTAATGTGAAATGTTTTGATAAAATAAAAATGTAATAATAACTTTACGTTTATTGACACAATGAATTGTTGAAACGCCTGTTCTGACTCGTATTATTTTCATCGGTCCGAAGGGGATGATGGATAACCTTCTTCTGCCCCCGAGGATCAGAGAGCCGGTTTTTTTGTGCATCCTGGAAAATTCACGTGAAGGAACCGGCTCTCAACCAGAGAAGAAGAGGCGTTTTTTCGATACAACTATCGTAATTACTCCGTTGGTGGTGCTGGCACGTAAAGTGTGGATAGTGCGTTTATGATGAGTGCATGATGTATATCCTGATACAGCATCCGGTTTGTGGGGGCGGAGAAGCCCCGATGGACTCAGTGCCACAATTTTTTATTGCATTCAGATAGCGTACTGTGAATCGGATAAATGAGAATGTCAGTGTGTTGGTAATGCGGGGTTCTCAGTGCGCTATCTGAATGCAGTGAAATCTGCTCTGAGCAGAGCTAAACAGCATTGTCTGCGTTTGATCAATTTGTAGCGGGTCATAGTGGCTGACTAAAGACTCTCCGGGGCATCCCGGCACTGCATTTATTACTAAAAATCTTCATATCACAGAGGCAGAACATACGGAAAATTCTTGTCAATACAACACCTGACACAGCAATATTTTTCGGGAGTCCCCGGCGCCTCAGGTTTTTTATCGCCATCAATAAAACTATAATAATAACTCCATGTTATGATTACCACCTCTCTCTCATGAGGTGGTTTTTTTATTCCCGCAAATTGCAGAAATAAGATGGAGTCATCAGAATATGCCCTGATTGTATTTTGTCTTTTTTGAATTAATGCAAAACATTTGGAATAAATAAACATCTAATGATAAATTTACATTTCTTGACGCGACTGCTTGTTGAAATGAAATTTTTATGATTTATTATTGTCGACAGTTTGGCGGAGGTGACTGGCAGATTTCTCCACTCCGTCGAATAAGAGAGTTGATTCTTTATACCTCCTGAGTCGTCTGATTAAAGAATCATCACTCGATTTGGCATTAAGGTGAAATTAAGATTCCATTGATATAGGTATCGTTCTTACTCTTTGTGGTGCAGGCATATGGATATGGGGTGGTTACATTAATGTTCCTTTAATTTAACCTCCTGATAGTGAATCAGGCACCGCAATTTTTTTACTGCATTCAGATGGCGTACTGCAAAAAAACGGTCATTGCTTGCGCCACTGTCTGATGCTCTTGTAACACATACGGGATTTGTGGTACGCCATCTGAATGCAGTGAAACCCACATAAAGTGGGGCATAAACAGGATATGAGGTGCGTTTATTTTCGTCTGCGGGTCATGGTGACTGACCAACGGCCCTCCGGAGATAATTCCGGCACTGCATTATTTATTGAGGTGTTCCCCAGTGCGGGGGTGACCGGGAAAAATGTTCTGCCGATGGTCACAGACACATACCGGGCTAATATGTGTTTTCGGGAGGCACCCGACACCTCTACTGTTTTTCCAGTCGATAACTATAAAACATGCTTCAGATATTGAGCACCGCCTCCCGTGAGGCGGTTTTTTTATTCCGGGAAAAAGTTCTGCCCGCCATATAATAAAGTTAACGTTTTCAGACCAGGGTGCGGGAAGTATCCGGGGCGGGAAATAATGAATTAAAAAAGAAGCGCGGCTGTCGGATTTAAGCCGCGGGACAATGTCCGTGATAGATAGTTGAAAAATTTCAGGCTATCCCTTTCGGGAGGTCGCCATTATTTTACTCATAACAAAATAAGACCGGAACCCCGGAAACAACCTTATTTTCCGGTAAGGCTTATTTCATTCCCCGCGCCACGCCCGGCGCACATTCATAACTAACCACGGAGCCTTTCAGGGGTGAGCTTACGGGATGGTCAGTGTGACTTTCTCTGTGGGCTGGTCACCCCCGGGCGCAGGCTCACCCACTAAAAGGAAAAGTCACGATGTTAGGTATTTTCAGAAAGAAAACCCGCAAGGCTATTGTTGAAGTGAAGAAGATGGAGAACCGGGATGCGGTGGAGGCGACCGTCTGGGGCGCATATTCCATTGCATACGCCGATGGCACCTGTGACGCGAAAGAAATTGCAGTGCTGGAGAAAACCATCGCGGCACTTCCTGCCTTTGCGCCGTTCTCCGGCGAGATTGCCCAGATGAGTGCCAATATCCGCGCCCGCTATGAGGCGTCACCGCGTAGCGCGAATGCTCAGGCACTGCGTGAGCTGGCTGACGTGGCAGGAACAGCAGAAGCGGTTGATGTGCTGTGCCTGTACTGGCCTCGTTCCTGTCCCGCCTTGCTGACTACAACGGTAAACCGCTGGATGCGCTGTGTGCAGTGGTGATGTCGGTGCTGTCAGTGAAATTTCTGACCTTCATTCATGACCAGGACATTTCATCGCTGACCGGGGTTTTTTCACGGATGCGGGGAGGAGGGAGTGGTCATGGAAAGTAATCTGACCGGCACACTGAATGCGGGCCTGTGCCTGGTGACAGTGCTGGCCCTTTTTCTCTACCGCCGGAACGGCGCCAGATACAAACCGGGAATAGCCTGGCTGTCGTACCTGCTGATGCTGGGCTATGCGCTGGTTCCGTTCCGTTTTCTGGCCGGACATTACCCGTCTTCATCCTGGCCTGTGGTGCTGATGAACGCGCTGTTCTGCGGGCTGGTGCTGTGGGCGCGGGGTAATGTGTCGAAAATACTTTCACTGCTGAGGCTGCGATGAAACCGAAGGACGAAATTTTTGATGAAATTCTGGGTAAGGAAGGCGGCTACGTCAACCATCCGGACGATAAAGGCGGGCCGACAAAATGGGGTATTACGGAAAAAGTTGCCCGCGCCCACGGATACCGTGGTGATATGCGCAATTTAACCCGTGGACAGGCGCTGGAAATTCTGGAGACCGACTACTGGTACGGTCCCCGCTTTGACCGGGTGGCGAAGGCCTCGCCGGATGTTGCTGCCGAACTGTGTGACACGGGCGTGAACATGGGGCCGTCGGTGGCAGCGAAAATGTTGCAGCGCTGGCTGAACGTGTTCAACCAGGGCGGGAGGCTGTATCCGGATATGGATACGGACGGGCGCATCGGGCCGCGAACCCTTAACGCGTTACGTGTTTATCTGGAAAAGCGCGGTAAGGATGGCGAGCGTGTACTGCTGGTGGCGCTGAACTGCACGCAGGGGGAGCGCTATCTGGAGCTGGCGGAAAAGCGGGAGGCTGACGAGTCGTTTGTCTATGGCTGGATGAAAGAGCGCGTATTGATATGAACCGAAAACACTGGACACACAGAATGCCGCGAATGGCGGCGAAATGGGCACTGGTAGCGATACTGGTGCCTTTTTTACTGGTGGGGTGCGCCAGCCTGGATAAGGCGCGCCAGATATTCGAAGCTGCCGGGCAGAGTCGTAGTGAACGTCTTTTGGGCCTGAAAAGTAAATCCCCAGTTGTTGCTGACAACTGGGGATTTTTATAACAGCATATAAATCGTAAAGGAAATTGTCATATGCCATATTCAAGAACGTGCTGAGGTTGAGAAGTTTTGGAATTTTTTCGGTGGCAAAAATGGGGCAAAATGCTGTAAAAGGGGCAAAAATGGGGCAACAAAAGAGTGGATTATCGTAGCTTATTGTTGTTGCTGATAATGCTTAACGCATTGAAAAATAAATAAAACTATTATGCATCAGATGGTTGTGATTTTTGCCCTTACTTGTTGAGGTTGTATTGCTCTTTCTTTGTATTCTTTTGAATTTCTTGCATTATTTCAGTTCTCTGGTACTAAATGGGGCAAATTGGGGGCAAACTTTGCAATTACGATAACCGCGCATTCAACATCGCTACTTGTTCGTCGTTCATGTCATCAATCCACATACCGTAAATTTCATACACCATCTGCGCAGTTTCATGCCCCATTTGGCTGGCGATAAATGCCGGGTTCGCTCCTGCCGTCAACAGCCAGCAGGCAAAAGCATGTCGCGTATGGTACGGATTACGGCGACGAATGCCAGCACGTTTTTATGGCAAGATACGCAATGGTTCAAAAGCGTCTTTATTCTGTCATCCGTATTACTTAAGATATCATCACGCCCCGAAAAATATTGGAACGAAGAGATGTATGACTAAAGAAGCTGTAATCTTTCTATTTATCGCCATCGTGGTAGAAGTTATCGCCACGATCTCATTAAAATTATCAGATAGTTTTACGCGTCTGGTACCGAGCCTCGTTACTATCATCGGATATTGTATTGCGTTCTGGTGTCTTACCATCCCAATGCGAACCATCCCTGCGGGTATCATTTATGCTATTTGGTCTGGGGTAGGGATTGTTCTTATTGGATTGATAGGATGGTTATTTCTCGGCCAAAAACTGGATATGCCGGCTATTATTGGCATGTTGCTTATCATCTGCGGCGTAATCGTAATCAATCTGTTTTCAAAAAGTGTCAGTCACTAGGCGATGATGATTGATTTGAGCCCGCACTCTCTTATGCGGGCTCGGGTATTTAGCGTACCACCAGTACGGAGCATTCCGCATGACGCACAACGGCTGCGGCGTTGGAACCCAACAGATAGGTAGTAATATCCGGGCGATGCGAGGCGATAATCACCATATCGGCCGGTAATTTTTTTGCCATTTCCAGAATCTTATCTTTAGGAGAGCCTTCTGCAACGTGAGCCTGCACGCGGTCCGCAGGAAGGTTGAATTTCTTGATAATCGCTTCCAGTTGAGATTTGGCTTCGGCTTTCAAATCGTCCATTGCGGGAAGCTCTGCTGAATAAGCCAGTCCCAGTGAAGCGTAATAGGGCAAAGACGGGATTACAGTCAAAAAGTGCACTTTAGCGTCGTCAATCTTTGCTTCAGCTTCAACATGCGAAATTACGCGTTGAGTTAATTCTGAATCTGAAATATCGATGGGTACAAGAATCGTTCTGTTCATAAAACCTCCTGTTTAAGTATCCACTGAAATTCTACTCCCTAAAGGCACTTTATGTACAATGACATACGTCACATTTTAGGTGCTGCTCCACGATACTCTGCGGGGACTGCCTACAGGGGAGGGCGACGTAATATTACGCGTATTCCACGTAAATAATCAGCGAGTTGACGTTAAAACGTTATTTCTGCCTTGTCAGGAAAGACCTAAAAAGAGATGTTACCGTTTAATTCAATAATTAATGAAATAATTCGCAGTGAAATAGATATAATTTATACGAATGCTTTTGGGGGTATTATACGAAATAAAAATTATACAATATCATTCGGTTACGATATTCTACGCCTGTTATATGCCTTTATTGTCACATATTCATTTTGTCGCTGGGCCATTGCGTTAACCTTTGCTTTCCAGCGTATAAATTGACAAGCCCGAACGGATGTTCGGGCTTTTTTTGTTTCCAGGTTAATCCTTAGAATATTTTTTAATCTGCGCCGGGTTTTTCCGCTTTTCCTGCCAGCAAGGCAAGAAAGTCATAGCGTTTTTGCAAATCCAATGCGGCATCTCGCCATAATTGTTCAGCTACTTCAGGCTGTTGCGCATTCAGGCGACGGAAACGCTGTTCATTAAGCAACGTTTCCGCCAGGGCATCAGACGGTGGCCGAGAGTCCAGAGCCAGCGGCGGCTTGCCTTCATCCGCACGGCGGGGATCAAAGCGGTATAACGGCCAGAAACCGGTCGCCGTTAACTGGCGCATCTGGTCATGGCTTAGCGCCAGATCGTAACCATGTTCCTCACAGGGGCTATAGGCAATGATCAGCGACGGTCCTGGCCAGGCTTCGGCCTCCTGGATGGCTTTCACCGTCTGGTTTAACTGCGCGCCCAGCGAAATTTGCGCGACATAAACATGACCATACATCATCATGCTGACGCCAAGATCTTTACGGGCTTTACGCTTGCCATGTTCGCCAAACTTAGTGACGGCGCCAAGCGGCGTCGCCTTCGACGCCTGGCCGCCAGTATTGGAATAACACTGCGTATCCAGAACCAGAATATTGACATTCTCCGTCAGGCTTAACACATGGTCTAAACCGCCAAAGCCGATGTCGTATGCCCAACCATCGCCGCCAATCAGCCAGATTGATTTTTCTACCAGCGCATCAGCATCCTTTAACAGTTCCTCTGCGCCCGCAACCGATTTCAGATGTTGGCGTAATGCGGCGACCTGTTCACGCCGAACGTCAGGCGTTGCTTCGGCATGCAGCGCATCGTTTAATTCCGCCGGAATGCGATCGGCGAATTGCGCCAGTAAACGCATGACGCGCGCCCGGTGCTGATCCACACTCAGACGGAAACCGAGGCCAAATTCCGCGTTATCTTCAAATAGCGAATTCGCCCACGCCGGGCCGCGTCCGTTGGCATCGGTGGTATAAGGCGTAGAGGGTAAGTTACCGCCGTAAATAGAGGAACACCCCGTGGCGTTAGCGATTAACATTCTGTCGCCATATAACTGAGTCAGCAGTTTAATATACGGCGTTTCACCGCAGCCGGAACAGGCGCCGGAATATTCAAACAGCGGCGTAATAAGCTGCGATGTGCGGATATCAATTCGTTCCAGTTTGCTGCGATCGATTTCCGGTAAGTCGAGGAAAAAGTCATAATTCACTTTCTCTTCTTCCACATGCTCCAGGCGCGACATCATGTTAATAGCCTTGATCTGTGGATTTTGCCGATCTTTAGCCGGGCAGACCTCTACGCATAAATTACAGCCAGTACAGTCTTCCGGCGCGACCTGCAGCACATATTTCTGGCCGCGCATATCGCGGGACTTCACGTCCAGCGAATGCAGACTGGCTGGCGCGTTCTCCATCGCCTGCGGGGAAACGACTTTTGCACGAATCGCCGAGTGAGGGCAGGCGGCGACGCAGTGATTACATTGTGTACACAGTTCCTCTTTCCAGACAGGAATCTCTTCGGCGATATTGCGTTTTTCCCAGCGGGTGGTGCCCATTGGCCATGTTCCGTCCGGCGGCAGGGCGGAAACAGGCAGTGCGTCGCCGAGGCCCGCCAACATGGCGGCGGTAACGGTTTTCACGAAATCCGGCGCGGCGTCGGAGACGACCGGCGGGCGATGCGCGCTATGCGGATTAACCGCCTGCAACGGCACTTCCGCCAGCGATTCCTGCGCCAGAGCCAATGCCTGCCAGTTACGCTCAACCAGATCCTGTCCTTTGCTGCTATAGCTTTTGGCAATCGCGCCCTGCAGCTCAACCAGGGCGCTATCGCCCGGAAGAATATGCGTCAGGTGGAAGAAAGCCATTTGCATGACGGTATTGATGCGGGCGCCAAGTCCACATTCGCGGGCGATTTTCGCCGCGTTAACCACGTAAAAACGCGCCTTTTTCTGATTCAACACCGCCTGAACTTCTTGCGGCAGACGCGACCAGACCTCGTCGGCGCTGTACGGCGTATTAAGCAGAAAGATACCGCCGGGCTTCAGACGCTCCGCCATCTGATATTTATCGATAAACTGTAATTGATGGCAGCCGACAAAATCCGCCTGAGCAATTAAGTAAGCGGAACGAATGGGTTTTTCGCTGACGCGCAGGTGCGATACCGTGAGCCCGCCAGCTTTTTTAGAGTCATAAACGAAATAACCTTGCGCATACCACGGCGTAGAATTACCGATAATTTTAATATTATTTTTCGTGGCGGATACGCTGCCGTCGCTTCCCAGACCGTAAAATAACGCTTCAAGTTTAGCGCTGCCGGGCAGGGTATTTTCCGGTAATGGCAGCGAGAGGTTAGTAACGTCATCATAAATGCCCACCGTAAACCGTGGCTTGGGTTTCGCACGGCTGAGTTCATTAAAGACCGCCAGTACGCACGCCGGGCCGAACTCTTTGGATGATAGCCCATAACGGCCGCCAATGGTGCGCGGCAACGTTTCGCGCTCGCCATTATTAAAGGCCTCCGCCAGTGCGGTCATCACGTCCAGATAAAGCGGCTCGGCCTGGGCGCCAGGCTCTTTGGTGCGATCCAGCACGGCGATAGCGCGAACGGTTTCCGGTAATGCCTGTAACAAATGTTTGGCGGAGAAGGGGCGGAACAGACGGACTTTCAGAACGCCGACCTTTTCTCCGCGTATCAGTAGCTCGTCCACGACCTCTTCGCAGGTGCCGAGGGCGGAGCCCATCATTATGATGACGCGTTCAGCCTGGGGATGGCCATAATATTCAAATGGCTGGTACTGACGGCCCGTAGCGTCGCCAAATGCCTTCATCGCCTCTTCAACATGATCATAAACGGCGTTGTACCACGGGTTGGTCGCTTCGCGAGACTGGAAGTAGGTGTCCGGATTCGCTGAAGTTCCACGAATCACCGGATGTTCCGGATTCAGCGCGCGGGCGCGGTGAGCGTCGATCTCCGCCTGCGGCATCAGGTTCAGAATGGTTTCATTCGTTAGCGGTATAATTTTGTTGATTTCATGCGATGTACGGAAGCCATCAAAAAAATGAATAAACGGAACGCGGCTTTTCAGCGTAGCCCTGTGTGCGATCAGCGCAAAATCCTGCGCTTCCTGAACGCTGGCGGCGCATAACATCGCGCAGCCTGTCTGGCGGACCGCCATCACATCGGAATGGTCGCCAAAAATAGAAAGCGCGTGTGTGGCGACAGTGCGCGCGGCAACGTGCAGTACAAACGGCGTGAGCTGCCCCGCCAGTTTATACAGCGTTGGAATCATCAGCAGCAGCCCCTGCGATGATGTAAATGACGTAGAAAGCGAACCGGTTTGTAAC